TCACTTTGTTCTTAATCCTATTATTCTTTTTGTAATAGCTATAATTGGTATAGAAATACCAGATTTACCAAATTTTAACATGAATACCCTCCTAACCGTTTTGGGCGGGATGTTAGGCATTGGCTCACTTAGAACATATGAGAAACAGAAAGGATTAACAAAATGAGCTTTAAATTAAGTCAGAGATCTTTGGATAAATTAGAAGGTGTACATCCAGATATGGTAAAGTGTGTTAAAAGTGCCATAGAGTGGACTAAGGTGGATTTCGGAGTGATTTGCGGGATGAGAACGGAAGCAGAACAGCGTGAGCTTGTTGACAAGGGAGCAAGTCAAACAATGGCATCAAAACACCTTGAAGGTTTAGCTGTGGACCTCATGGCTTATTGCGGATCGAGGGCATCATGGGAGTTGAATCTTTATGATGATATTGCTGATGCAATGGCTCAAGCAGCTAAGACTCATGGTGTTCCAATTAAATGGGGAGCAGCTTGGAGTATAGGAAATATAGCTCAATGGAATAGTAGCATGGAAGGTGCTATGAATAGCTATATTGATCTACGGCGTAGCCAAGGTAGACGGCCCTTCATCGATGGACCTCATTTTGAGTTGATACAATAATGCCACATTATACAAAACCTTTAAAAAAAGTAATTGGAGGATTAAGAAAAGCTTCCAAGACACATGCAAGACAAGCAAAAGCTTTGAGTAAAATTGAAAAAGATCAAAGAACCAGATACAAATCGAAGCACAAAACAAAACCTAAAAGAAAAAAATAATTATGTGGATGCCTATCTTACTTGTGTGTTCTAGTGTGTATGCTGAAAGTTGTATGGTAGTTACTAGAAACTGGGAGTTCCATGAAACATTAGAGCTATGTCTTGACGTTTCCATCAAAAAAGCCAATATACTTTTAAGAAACCCTGTAGTGTTTCACGTGAAACCTTTATGTCAGGAGATACTCCTTGATAAAAAAACTTGAGGTATAATTGTATGGATGTTGTTGACTTCTCGAAATATTTATATAATAAGTTAAAAGAGAGGGAAGAAAATCTAACCTCTGCACTTTCCGCTGGTGGAGTTAAAACTTGGGAAGAGTACAAAATGACGGTAGGAGAAATACGTGGTCTTTCTCTTGCACGTGAGGAAATCAAGACCATGCTGGAGAATAATAGCGATTATGACGAAGACACTTTACGTTCCTGAAAACGTTAAAAAGGAAATAGAAAAAAATAAAAAAGCAGTACAAAACTCACTAACTGAAGACACGCCTTGGGTTGAACCAGGAAATCGAGTTTTAGATCCATCTCTTCTAACTAAATCATTACTAGAAAGACTACCTCAACCAACTGGTTGGAGAATTTTAGTTATGCCATATCAAGGTAAAGCTAAAACATCTGGTGGTATTTACGTTCCAGATGAGGTTAGAGAAAGAGAATCTATAGCTACAGTTGTAGCCTACGTTCTTAAAGTAGGTCCATTAGCTTATGGTGACAAAGAAAAGTATGGCGATAAACCTTGGTGTCAAGAAAAACAATGGATCTGTATAGGAAGATATTCTGGATCTAGATTTAAAATTGATGGAGGAGAAGTGCGTATTATCAATGATGATGAAGTCATTGCTACAATCCTTGATCCAGATGATGTTAAAAACGTATAGGTGTAATCATGGCTGAAGCAGAAAAAGTAGAAGAAAAAGTAGAAGAAAAACAAGAAGAATTAGTTGTTGAACAGGTGTCAGAAGAACAACAGGAACCACCAAAAGTTGAAGTTTCAGAAGAAAAAGAAACTAAAACTGAAGACGAATTAGAATCATATAGTAAGAATGTTCAGAATAGAATAAAAAAACTTACTGAAAAGTATCGTCAAGAAGAAAGAGATAAACAAGAAGCTGTGGCTCTTTCTCAAAAACTTATGGAAGATAATAAAAAACTCCAAGCTAGAGTTAAAAATTTAGATACAGGGTATGTAGCAGAGTATGGAACTAGGCTTCAAGCACAAGCAGAACAAGCTAAAAAACTTTATACAGACGCTTATGCTGCCGGTAATGCTGCAAAAATGGCGGAAGCTCAACAAGCTATGGCTGCTATAGCAGTAGAGCAACAAAATTATAACACTGCAAAGATGAGAATAGATCAACAAGCTAAAGCTCAACAACAAGCTAAAGCTCAAGTTCAACCACAAGCTCAACAACCACAAGTACAACAGCCAGCTAAAGTAGATCCAAGAGCACAACAATGGGCTGATGAAAACAGTTGGTTTGGTAAAGATCAAATAATGACAACAGCTACTTTTACTATACATAATATGCTTACAAACGAAGAAGGGTTTGACGCAAACTCAGAAGAGTACTATAGTGAAATAGATAAAAGAATACGTGCGGAATTTCCACATAAATTCCAAACGAAAAAGAAAACGAATGGTAGTACCCAGGTCGCTTCTGCTGGGAACTCCGCATCTCGCAGTAATAACCAGAAGCGTAGGACGGTCAAGCTATCACCTTCTCAGGTAGCTATCGCTAAAAAGCTTGGCGTACCTCTTGAAGAATACGCTAAGTATGTGAAGGAGTAGATATGACAGAAACAAGAACCACACGTAAAGATGTTTCACGTGAAACACAGTTACGCAGAAAACCCTGGACACCTCCAAGTCACCTTGAAGCACCAGAACCTCCTCAAGGTTTTGTGCATAGATGGATAAGAGTCGCAATGCGTGGAGAAGAGGACAAAATGAATGTTCATGCTAAACTACGTGAAGGATGGGAACCTGTCCGTTCAGATGAATATCCTAACTTTGAAGCACCTGTTATTGATGATGGTCAATATCAAGGAGTCATAGGACAAGGTGGATTGATGTTGTGTCGTATTCCTGAAGAAACAGCACAGGAAAGAAACGAGTATTACGGGGGCCGAACCCGAGAACAAATGTCAGCTGTAGATCAGGACCTAATGAAGGAACAACATCCTTCAATGCCTATTACGAATAGTAGGCAAAGTCGTGTAACCTTCGGAGGAGCCAAAGGCGATTCCGATTAAAATAGAAAGGTGCTATTATGGCAAATGCAAATGGTGCATTCGGACTTCGTCCGATTGGTATAGTTGGTCAAGCTTACAACACCAATGGTGCTACCGAATATCGTATTGCCTCTGATAACTCCAATGCGATTTTTCAAGGTTCTCCTGTTATACCTTTATCAACTGGTTTTATTGACCGAGTTGGTGCGGCAGCAGGTGGAACAGTTGGACTCGTAGGAGCTTTCTGGGGATGTGAATATGTTTCGTCCACTACTGGTGAGAAAATATTTTCTAATTATTGGCCTGGGTCTGGTGCGGATTCTAATTTTCCCGTCAAGGCTTTCGTTTATGATAATCCTATGCAAACTTTTGTGATTGCTTCTGATGGTACGCTTACAAGTGAAGCTACCGCTAGAGGTCACATTTTTGCTAATGCTAATTTTGCTTCTGGACAATCTGGTTCTACAACAACTGGTATATCTAGTGCAACGTTGGCAGTAGGGACTATCAACACCACTGCTAATTTAAATCTAAGAATTATGGGTATTCAAGATGATGTTGAAAACTCTGATTTTACTGCAGCTGGTATTCCTGTAATTGTTCGTTTAAACAACTCCTTCAATTCACCTAATGGTGCGATTGCTGGTGGTACTGTTTCAACGACTGGCGTATAAGGAGATTGAGTAATGGCTATATCTAGAGCACAATTAGCTAAAGAGCTAGAACCCGGTCTTAACGCTTTATTTGGAATGGAGTATGATCGGTACGAAAATCAACATGCTGAAATCTATACAACTGAATCTTCAGATCGTGCATTTGAAGAAGAAGTAATGTTATCAGGTTTTGGTGCTGCACCCACTAAATCAGAGGGTTCAGCTGTAAGTTTTGATGATGCAAACGAGGCATTTACGGCTCGTTATAATCACGAGACTATTGCATTAGCTTTTTCAATTACTGAAGAAGCAGTAGAGGATAACCTATATGATCGACTTGGATCAAGGTATACTCGAGCATTAGCTCGTTCAATGGCACACACAAAGCAAGTTAAAGCCGCTGCTATATTAAACAATGCGTTTACAGCAGGTGCTTCAGCTGGTGGAGATGGCGTGGCATTGTGTGATGCTTCTCATCCATTAACAAATGGTGGTACTTTTGCTAACGAACCAAGCACAGCCGCAGATTTGAACGAAACATCTCTTGAAGATGCTTTGATTAACATCGCAGGTTTTGTTGATGAGCGTGGCATGAAAGTAGCTTTAAGAGGATTAAAACTAATTATTCCAAGGCAGTTACAATTTATTGCTGAAAGATTAATGGTTTCAAATCTTAGAGTTGGTACAGCTGATAACGATACAAACGCAATAAGATCTATGGGAATGTTACCAAATGGCTATGCTGTTAATGACTTCTTAACAGATCCAGATGCGTTCTTTATCTTAACAGATGCACCAAGAGGATTTATCCACTTTGAGCGTCTTGGTTTATCCACTAATATGGAAGCAGACTTTGATACTGGAAACATGAGGTACAAAGCCAGAGAAAGATATTCTTTTGGTTTTTCAGATCCTCGTTGTGTTTTTGGTTCACCAGGTGCGTAAACAACACTAACTTAAAAACTTTAAAGGGCGATTTATTCGCCCTTTATTTTTTTCAAAAGTATGATATCTTATAATTATCTTTGACAATCACATGGTGTGATTGACATTTGCCAAGACAAAGATTGGAGAAATAAATGGCTAATACAACTTTTAACGGTCCCGTCCGTTCAGAAAACGGATTTAAAAATATCATTAAGAACTCCACAACTGGAGCTTTAACTAATGAAATGACTCTATCTACTTATACTGCAACAATTACAATTGCAGCGTCAGGAACGGAGCATAAAGAATCTTCTATTGGTATACCCTCTAATTTTATTCCTATGGGTGTGGCCATTACTGTAACAGGTGCAACAGCCAATAATATTAATTTAGTTGATATCGGAACAGATGCTGATACTGATGGTTTTGTTGATGGTATATCTATAGCTATAAATTCTACTGGTTTTAAAGGATTCTTTCCTTGTAATGGTGTGTTAGGTATGTCTGGTGGTGCAACAACTGCTGCTACTGAAACAGCTGATGAAGTAGAGGTTGTTATATCTGGAACCGCTGGTGCTGGTGGAGTTTTATCATTAAAATTTTTTGGTATATCTTCTGATTCACCAACTGCATAGTAAAGGAGTAGATTATGGCTGCTTCAATATTTACTAAAACAGCTACAGCAACAGGAACACTTCAAGCTGGTAGAACAAGGCTAAAAGCTTTCTATGTTAAAACAGCTAGCAGTGGTTCTCCTGCAGTTGTGTTTAAAAATGGAAGTGGTGGTAGCACATTGTTGTCAATGGTATTTCATACTTCAGATGATAATCAAATAACTGTTCCTGATCATGGAATAATTTTTGATGATGAATGTCATGTGACTTTGACAAACATTGATTCTATTACAGGTTTCTTTGGCTAATGGCTGAAAAGAAAAGAAAAGCTAAACCGATACGTAGGACTACTAAAGGTAAAGGTGCTAACTACAGACCTACGAAACAAGGTGCTGGCATGACAGAAAAAGGTGTTCGTGCGTATCGGAAAGCTAATCCCGGATCAAAACTTAAAACTGCTGTTACTGGTAATCCAAAGAAAGGCAGTAAAGATGCTAAAAGAAGAAAGTCATACTGTGCTAGATCTTTAGGACAGTTGAAAAGAAGTTCTGCTAAAACTAGAAATGATCCTAATAGTAGGATTAGACAAGCTAGGAGAAGATGGAAATGTTAAAACAAATAGGTATATCAGTTGTTGTTTTATCAATTGGTGGAGTAGGAACTATCTTTTATACATGGGGTGCATGGACTACAGAGACTTTAATTAAAGTAGATAAAAGAACTGAAGTTATGGAAGTTAAACTAAGCACCATAGCAGAACGTTTAGAGGAGATTCAAATTGGCTATATCCCGAAGTCAAATGAGAAAACAAATTATCAAATCACCTTCACGGAGGAAAACTAATGCCAAAAGACGCATGTTATCACAAGGTAAAAGCAAGATACAAAGTATTCCCTTCAGCTTACGCAAGCGGAGCAATCGCAAAATGTCGTAAGGTAGGAGCCGCGAATTATGGAACTGGTGGAAAAAAGAAAAAAAAGAAGAAAACAGTTAAAAAAGCAGAGGGTGGTATTATTGCAGCAATAGATAATCCAAAAAGACCACCACCCAAAGGATTTAAACCGGGTGGTATAGTTGCCGCAGGTTGTGGTGCTGTTGATTCAAGTAGAAGAAAAATAACGAAGATGGCTTAATGTCAAAAGACCCAAAAGTAGGAACAGGTAAAAAACCAAAAGGTAGTGGAAGGAGACTTTACACGGATGAAAACCCAAAAGATACTGTTAGAATTAAGTATGCAACAGTTAAAGATGCTCAAGACACAGTTAGAAAAGTTAAAAAAATTAACAAACCATTTGCGAGAAAAATACAAATTTTGACAGTTCTTGAACAAAGAGCTAAAGTAGCAGGTAAAAATAGACAAGCAAGTATAGCAAAAAAAGCAAAAGAAGTTCTTAGGAATAAGAATAAAAAAGCTGGATAAAAAAAATGGCTGTAAGAAAAACAAAAGAAGGATTAGCTTTAAAACGTTGGTTTAAGGAAGATTGGAAAGATGTCAAAACGGGGAAGAAATGTGGCCGTAGCAAGGGTGAAAAACGGGGTACTCCATATTGTCGCCCCTCTAAGAAAGTCAGTTCTAAAACTCCCAAAACAGCATCAGAACTCACCGCAAGTGAAAAAAGATCCAGGATCCGACAAAAAAACAAACTCGGACAACCTGCAGGAAAACCCAGAAGAGTAAAACCAGTTAGAAGGAGAAAGAAAAAATGATGGGTCGTAAAATGAAGACTAAAGGTATGCGTAATGGTGGTAAAGTTAAAACCAAAGGTATGCGTAATGGTGGTAAAGTTAAAACCAAAGGTATGCGTAATGGTGGTAAGGTGGGAATGACACTACCACAACTTAGAGCAGCTGCTAAACAGATGGGTATGAAAATATCTAAAGCCTGATGTCATATTTAATAAGTAACATTCCACATTTTAAATGTTGGGTGCGGAGAGAGTTTACATGTAATCATCTTGATTATCATGGAGAATTTTTACATGGATTAGCGATTGCTGTTAATACGATACCAGATAGATGTTTAAGTTTTCAAGTTGTGTTTACTGGATGTGAACCAGATGGAGAACCCGAGGATACAGTTCATGGTGGTGCAATGTGGGCCAGAATGCCTATTACTGCTTTAGTTGCAGATATACCACTACAAGAGTGGCCCACACTTATGGAAACACATTTGGTACAACCTTGGGATTGTAGTTCTCGTTATCATTCTGTTATTAATATGGAAAGAGTAAGTTCTTCGCCTTGGATATGTAAGATTGATGGTGAGTTTTATCAGGGTAAATATTTGTTTACTGTTGATTACACAGATAGTCACATTGCAGATGACCCTGCACAACACAAACAAAGTCATGTGTTGCAGTTAATAGATGCAGGAGAGTGGACAGGAAATATTGTAGCTTTACCTAACAATAGAGTTAGAGCCACAAGTCCTGCTTTATGGGAAACAGGAGAAGGACCACCTGACTTTAAACCTAGTCAACACCTTCACGCTGCAGAAATACACAATAGTTATCTTGACCCAAGAACAACTTTTGATAATTTATATGCAGACTATGAAAAGGATTAAAAATATGATAAGTTTTATTAGAAAAATATTATTGTCTATATCAGGTCTTTTCTTGGATATTGCTGCAGCTTTACCGGGAATAAAAAGAAAAGATACTGAAGAACCTAAATATCTGGGTGGGGGTGCAAGTACGGAAGTGCCACAATCCTTTCACGTAGATAGGAACAAAGGAAAACGAGGAAGACCAAAAGGAGCTACAAATGAAAAAAAATCTAAAGCCAGTAAACGCAAGTAAAAATCCTGGGTTAGCTAAATTACCACCAGGTGTTCGTAACAAAATGGGTTATATGAAAAAAGGTGGTATGGTTAAAGGAATGAAAGAGGGAGGAGTTATACAAGGAACCCCTTCAGTGCAAACATCTGGAAAGATGTTTAAAGGAATATTCTAATGACTACTTCTGGTTCAAGAGATTTCAACCTCGATGTTGCTGAAGTCATTGAAGAAGCCTATGAAAGATGTGGGTTACAAGTAAGAACTGGTTACGATGCAAAAACAGCAAGACGTTCTTTAAATCTTATGTTCGCAGAGTGGGCCAACAGAGGTTTAAATCTTTGGACAGTTAAACAAGCTACACAAGCTTTAACACAAGGAACCTCTTCTTATACTTTATCTGATACTGTGGTAGATTTACTAGAGGTAACTTTACGAAGAGATTCTACTGATTTTGAAATAACTAGAATTAGTAGAGGAGAATATGCAACAATACCAAATAAAACAACGCAAGGTAGGCCAAGTCAATACTACTTTGATAGACAAATAGCTCCTGTTATTAATTTGTGGAGTGTACCAGAAAATTCTACAGATCAAATAATTTACTATTATGTTCAAAGAATAGAAGATGCAGATACTTTAGTTAACACTACTGACATGCCTTTTCGTTTTTACCCTTGTATGGTTGCAGGGTTAGCTTATTACATTGGTATGAAAAGAGCACCAGAAAGACTTCAGTTGTTAAAGTCTGTGTATGAAGAAGAATTTCAACGAGCTGCTGACGAGGATGAGGGTAGAACACCTTTAAAACTACAACCTAGTTTAGACTACTTGAGAGTATAATGGCGTATGCTACTGGAAAAAGAGCTTATGGTATATCCGATAGATCGGGAAGAAGATACCGATTAAGAGATATGAAAAAAGAATGGACAGGTTCTTTAGTTGGACCTGATGAGTTTGAATCAAAACATCCTCAACTTTTTCCACCAAGAGCTTTTCCAGATCCACAAGCATTAAGAAACCCAAGACCAGAGCCTAATCTTGAAGCCGAAAGAAATGTTACTTATGGATATAATCCTGTAGGTAGTCCTACTCAACCTTATTTTCCAATAAGCAAAACAGAGGCTTTAGGTCAAGTAGGTTCTGTAACAATTAATCCCTCTAGTAGCACAGATGCAATTAATTTGTCTGGTGTAGGTTCTACTTCTTCTGTAGGATCAATATCTATTAATACAGATAATGATGTATCATCATCTGTTACAGGAGTTTCTTCGACCTCTGCGGTAGGCTCCGTAACAGTAAGTTCAAATGTTACGAGATATACTGTAACAGTAGCAAGTTATCTTGGTGCAAACAAATACTACATAGATGGCGTAAGACAACCTACGTTGAGTTTATCAGAAGGTAGTATATATCTTTTTGATTGGTCGGCTGCTACTTCACATCCATTTAGATTCTCTACCACATCGGATGGAACACATAATAGTGGAAGCGAATATACAACAGGTGTTGTAAAAGATGACTCTGCTTACACTACACAAATAACAGTTGCAGGTGGAGCACCCACGTTGTATTATTATTGTTCAAATCATAGTGGCATGGGAGGTCAAGCAAACACACCATGAGCTTTACTTATTCACAACTAAAAACTGCTATACAAGATTATACAGAGAACAATGAAACTACCTTTGTAACGAATATTCCTTTATTTATTAGATTAGCAGAGGAACGTATTTTAAAGAACGTTCAACTTAATCTTTTTAGAAAAAATGCTATAGCTACCATTGTACAAGGAAGTCAATACTTTGCTTGTCCTTCTGATTTTTTAGCACCTTTTTCTTTGAGCTTTAGATCAACAGATGAAAATAAAGTTTTTGTTGATTTTAAAGATCCTAGTTTTTTACAAACATATACACCTAATAGTTCTACACAAGGAACACCAAAATATTATAGTGTGTTTGATATTGAGAATTTTTTAATAGCTCCTACTCCAGATGCTTCTTACACAGGCGAGTTACATTATTTTTACAGACCACAAAGTTTAACAGCAGGGTCTGATTCTGGTACAACCTGGTTAAGTATTAATGCGGAGTTATCTTTATTATACGCATCTTTAATAGAGGCTTATACTTTTATGAAAGGTGAGCAAGATGTTATGGGTATGTATAATCAAAAACTTCAAGAATCATTAATAGGACTTAAGATGTTGGGTGAGGCAAAAGAAACAACAGAAGAATATAGAGTTGGAAAGGTTATTAGAGGTAAGCAATAATGTTTAGTTTAAAGATGGATTTACCAAAAGATAGATCAATTGTTGATGTTAAAACAACTAATAACAGAGGTTTTACTCCAGAGGAAGTAGCAGAGAATTGTGTTAGAAAAATAATATCTGTATCTGATAATGTAGACCCTGTCTTGAGAGATCAAGCAAGAGCCTATGCTAAAGATATTGAAAGAGTAGTTGCATATTACATGAAAGAAGCTATTAATAGTGATAGAACAACTGTGTACAATGCAATTATGGATGCAGGGCATCCAAAACTGGCCGAACTAATAAGGAGATTATAATATGGCTTTTAGTGGAAACTTTATGTGTACGTCTTTTAAGGTAGAACTCCTTCAAGGCAAACACGATTTTACAAATGGACAAGATCAGTTCAAGCTTGCACTTTTTACAAATAGTGCAGAACCAACACAAGGAAGTTTTGGTGGAAGTGGATCTACTATGAATGCTTCAGTTACAGACTATTCTGCTAATAATGAAGTAGGAAACTCTGGAGATTATACAGCAGGTGGAGGAACATTAACAAATGTTACACCTACTTCTTCTTCTACTACAGCTTTAACTGATTTTTCAGACAAAACTTATGGTTCATCAACTATAACAGCAAGAGGAGCTATTATCTATAACTCACAAACAGCCGGTGGATCAAGCACCACAGATGCTGTTTTAGTTTTAGATTTTGGTGCGGATAAATCATCAAGTTCTGGTGATTTTCAGATTGTATTTCCAACTGCTGATGCGAGTAACGCTATAATCAGAATTGCATAAAGGAGTTTTTCCTTGGCAAGTGTAACAGGTTGGGGTAGAGGAACTTGGAACCAAGGTGCTTGGAATGCTGCAATTCCAATCGAGGTTACAGGTGTTGTTGGCACTACTAGTGTTGGTAGTGTTTCTATCTCTATTAGTAAATCTGTTAGTGTAACAGGTGTTACAGGAACAAGTGCAGTAGGTAGTGTAACCATACCTAATATTGCTGTTTCTGTAACAGGAGTTGCAGGCACAAGTGCAGTAGGCACTGTTTTAGCTGAAACAGCACAAATAGTAAATGCAACGGGTCTTGTTGGCACTTCTGCTGTAGGAAGTGTTTCTGTTGAAACAGATCAAAACTTAGGTGTAACAGGCGTTGCAGGTAATGTAGGTGTAGGATCTGTTGTCGTTCCACAACACATAGATGTTTCTCTCACTGGTGTAGCAACTACCTCTGCTGTTGGCTCTACCACTATTGTACAAGGTCAAGGAATAGATGTAACCTTAACAGGTGTTAGTTCTACTACATCTGTAGGTTCAGTAACTCCACAAACAGATCAGGTAATTAGTGTGACAGGTGTTGTAGGAACACCTGCGGTAGGTTCTGCAACAGGTCAAGGTAATATTACAATTAGTCTAACAGGTGTTGCAGGTACAAGTTCCATAGGGTCAGCAGCTGGAGTAGGAGATACAATCATTAACTTAACAGGACTTTCTGCTAGCACATCTGTTGGAAATGTGCTAGTTTGGGATAGAATTATTCCTGCACCCGGTAATGTTTGGTCAGATATAGCAGCATAAGGATAATAAGATGAGTACATATGTTAATAATTTAAGACTAGAAGAAATAGGAACTGGAGAAGCTTCTGGAACGTGGGGTACAAAAACAAACACAAACCTCGAGTTGATTGGAGAAGCTTTAGGTTTTGGTACAGAAGCCATAACTACTAATGCTGATACTCATGCAAGCACTGTTGCGGATGCATCTACAGACCAAGCTAGAGCTATCTATATTAAGTATACAGGGACTCTTGATTCTGCTTGTACAATTACGATTGGTCCTAACACCATGAAGAGAGTGCATATTATTGAAAATGCAACAAGTGGAAGTCAAAACATTATTATAAGTCAAGGTTCTGGTGCTAGTGTAACTATACCAAATGGTCAAACTAAAATTGTTTATTTAGATGGAGCTGGTTCAGGAGCAGCTGTTACAGACGCATTAGCTAGTATAAACGTTGGAGTTATAAATGCTTCAAGTGACACTGCAGCTGGTGCTAGTGCCGCTATGGGTTATACAGCTTCAGAGGGATTAATATTAACAGGACAAGGTTCTACCAATGATGTTACCATTAAAAATGATGCAGATGGGGATGTTATAAAAATTGCTACTGGCACAACAGATGTAGATATCGCTGGTCATAATGGTAGTAGCACAGGATTAAAATTAGGTGGTACTCTTGTAACTGCAACGGCAGCAGATATAAACAATGCAGCCACAACTGGAAAAGCCATAGCAATGGCAATTGTATTTGGATAAAGGAGAATAAAATATGGCTCAACCAAACATAGTAAACGTAGCGAGTATTTACGCACAATCGGTAGGATTTAATCTTACAGCTACAGCCACAACGACATTATTTACTGTAGGAGATGATAGAGTTTTAAAAATAAACAACATTGTCTGTGCAAACGTAGATGGTACAAATGCAGCAACAGTAGACCTATTTGTTACTAAAAACGAATTTGATACGGAAGATGATGCAATAGTGGGGCCATTTACTACAAATATAACAGTAGCGGGTAGCTTTTATATAGCTAAAACAATTTCTGTACCCGCGGATGCAAGTTTAGTGATTCTTGATGCACCTATCTATTTGATGGAGGGTGATATTTTAAAAGGTGGAGCAAGTGCAGCAAGTGATTTAGACTTAATTGTATCTTATGAACTTATAAATGATGCTTCTTCATAGGAATAATTTATGGGTAAGAATAGACCAAAGGGAGGAGCCTTAGGGGGCTTTGATCAACTAAGAGCACCAGATGCACCTACAATAAGTGTTACAGCAGGTGATACAGAAATTAGTGTAGCTTTTACTAATCCATCAGATACTGGTGGTGGTGATATTAGTTCCTATACAGCAACAGCAATAGCAAGTGGAGTATCTACTGGAGCAACAAGTTCCTCAAGTCCTGTTACCATTACAGGTTTGACTAATGACACAAGTTATTCTGTAACAGGTTTAGCAAACAATGCCTTTGGTTCAAGTCCTTATAGTGCATCTAGTTCAGCAACTCCTGCAGAATCTACTTTTGCTTTTTTACTTGCTCAAAATACGTATATTGATAAATTTAATATGAGTTCTCAATCTGACACTACATCTTTTGCTGATTTTAGTGCAGGTGGTAGTATTAGTACGCCTTATGCAATATCAAATTTAACAAGAATGGTTGCTGAAAAAGGTCTTAGTCCTGATGCTGATGCAGGTAAATATTTAGAATATTGGTCAACTTCAAGTGGTGGAAGTTCAACAAGTTTTGGTGAATTATCAACAAGAAGGCTTGGTGGTAGAGGAACAAATAACGCAACAAGAGGGATATTTAGTGGTGGATATACGCCAAGTGGATTTACAGGTGCAGATGTATCTGATTACATTACCATTGCATCTGCTGGTAATGCAACAACTTTTGGAAATTTAACTAGAGCAAGTTATCAAGCTACTTCTGGAAATTCTGACACTAGAAGCATAAATGCAGGTGGGTACACAACCGGTTTTGGAACTTCAGAAATTATCGATTATTTTACCATTGCATCTACTGGTAATGCCACTGACTTTGGAGATCTGACACAAGCTCGTTCACAGGCATCTTCAGGACATTCAAATAGAACAAGGTCGATTGTGGGGGGTGGTAATATTCCTGGTTCAACTGTAAATACTATGGATTACATTACCATAGCGAGTGCAGGAAATGCCACTGACTTTGGTGATTTAGTAGTAGCCAAAGGAGATGTTTTTGCAGGAGTTTCAAGCACAACAAGATGGTTTGGTGCTATTTTCTTTGGTCAAACAAAAGAAATACAAACAGTGCAATTTGCAAGCACAGGTAACACAACAAATTGGGCAGATGTTACAAGATCAGGTTTTAATAGTTCTGTTGGAGGAACATCAGTAGCTCATGGTGGGATAGCATCTTAAATGGAGATATTTAATAATGCCTAATTTTTCTGGAGTATGGGATTTAAGACAACAAGGCGTGGCTGTTAAAGGTGATAGGTGGGCTGAATTTTTAGGTTCTGGTTTTGCTTTAGTTGCAGGAGATAATCCTTATAGTGCAACTATTGATTTTATTAATACAGCTGCATCATCAAATGCTACTGATTTTGGTGACTTATTAGCTGCAGCTAATGGTTTTGCTGCACTAGGTTCTTCAACAAGAGCGGTATTTGCAGGGGGTGGAACATCAGGAGGTACAGTAAATGTAATACAGTATTCAACTTTTGCATCAACAGGAACTTTATCAGATTTTGGAGATTTATCTGCAACAGCTAGTACTTGTAGTGGGTCAAGTAGTTCAACCAGAGGTATTATTAATTTGGGTTATTCTGGTGGTGCTTATACAAATGTAATTGAGTACATAACCATAGCAAGCACAAGTAATAGTACTGACTTTGGCGATTTAACTATAGCGAGAGGTTCTGAAAGTGGTGCTTCGGCAAGTCCTACTAGAGGAACTTTATCAGGAGGTTACACAGGTTCTAAATCAAATGTTATAGACTACATAACTATAGCTTCAGCAGGTAATGCTACAGACTTTGGTGATTTACTTGCTGCAGATATGACTCTTGGAGCTTGTTCAAGTTCAACCAGAGGTTTAATTGGAGGGGGTGATGGGTCAGGAGCTACAACAAACGTCATTCAATATATTACAATAGCATCAGCAGGTAATGCACAAGACTTTGGTGATTTAAGTCAATCAAGAAAGAGTTTTGCATCTTTTTCAAACAATACAACTGGTTTTTGGGCAGGAGGAGACCCTAATGGAGCAACATCAAATGTTATAGATAAAGTTGCAATTGCTTCTTTAGGGAATGCAACAGACTTTGGGGACTTAACTGAAGGTAGACAAATCTGTTCTGGTTGTTCAAATGCTCATGGAGGATTGCAGTAATGGCAAGATACTTAGGTGGATTAACAACAACAGATGAATCACAGGTTATTCCTTCTAATAATTATGAAGATACTTCAGGTAATGCTGTTTTTACTTCTGATGAACAACTTATGTTAAATAAACAAGGCAAATGGCCTACAGCAGGTAATGCATATTCTCCGGGTTTTGTTTTAGCAGGTGGTAGTAGTTATAAAACAGTACATCAATTTAACATGGCATCACAAGCAGACTCTACAGACTTTGGTGATTCTAGTGCTCTAAATATATTTCTTGCAGCTGCTTTTGGAAGTAGTACAAGAATGGTTGCACATTTAGGTGATAGCACTCAACCTACAATAGAATATTGGCCTGTTGCAACTGGTGGCACTGCAACAGATTTTGGTGATGTAACAGTGGCAAGATATGGTGCAGCAGGAACAAGTAGTTCTACTAGAGGTTTAATAAGTGGTGGATATGCTAGTTCAGTTACTAATATTATAGATTACGTAACAATAGCTAGTGCAGGGAATGCAACAGATTTTGGAGACCTTGTTAATACTTTTTATAGAACTACAGGTGGTCAATCAACAACTAGGTCTTATACAGCAACTGGCATGGGGAATAGTCCTTTATTTGGAAATATTGACCACATAAACTATGTCACCATAGCTAGTGCAGGTAATGCAACAGATTTTGGTAGTGCGACAGCAGCTAAAAAACAATGTTTAAGTGGTCAATCTAATAGCACCAGAGGTATTATTGCAGGTGGTTATTCAAGTTCACAATTAAATGTGATAGAATATATAACCATAGCTAGTGCAGGAAATGGAACTGATTTTGGTGATTTACAAGCTGCTGACTCTAGTGCAGGTGGAGCTTGTACAAGTCCTACAAGATGGTTTGGTTTTGATTTTAGTGGCAGTTTGGCAGATATACAATACATAACTATAGCTAGTACTGGTAATTCTCAAGATTGGGCAGATTTAACTACTAATGATCTAGCAAATTCTACTAGTGGTACGTCTGCATCTCATGGTGGAATAGCTTAATTAAAAGGAGATAATATGGCTTATAAAGTAGTAAAATACAGATTAACAGCAGAAGGTACAATACCAACCTTTTTAAAGTTTGGTGTACCTCAAGCAACAGGAGGTATGTTTCCTGTTTATGATAGCAGTACAGCAAGTCCAAGGGATTATGTAATGCTTGGTATTGCAGATGATGGAGCCGATATATCTGGCTCTGAAGGTGAGATAGCAAGTAAAGATGCTTTGACTACATATCTTACAAGTGTAAGTGATGGTAATGGTTGGAAACAATTAGCATCTGATGGTAGTGAAGAAGATTTTGTGCCTGCAACTCATGCTACAAGAATATGGAATGATTTAACAACATTGAATGGTGGATAAGTTGAAAACTGAACTTGTTATAAAAAACATACAAACATCTTTATCTGAAGTAAAGCCAGAGTATAAAACTATGTTAAAAAACATAGATAAGAATATGCCTATGGTGCAACAGGCATGTAGTAATTTTTATAAATCACATTCTCAATTTATGGGAGTAACACTAGATGTAACTGCTATTACACCCATACGTTCTATCAAACATACTTTGGCAGAAGTAGATAAAACAAAAAATGCTTTACAAGAAGCACAAATACGTATGCAGAAAAAAGCTGTTGAACTTAAAATGAAACAACGTGAATTGTTAGAGTGTCAAGATGATTTGCAAAGGGAAATGTTAGAAGTAGAAATACTAGAAATACAAACACATTCTGTAAATGCACAAAACTCTGTACAAGGTGCTATTAGAAAACTAAACTTTTTTATTAATCAATATAACTCTTTGTTAAAACATTTAGGTGTCGATGAAATTACAGAAGAAATGTATGAAAGAGAAGAAAATAGATATCATATTATGACAGCTATGAAACAAGCTCTTACTAGTGCTAGACCAAGAGGTGGGATTATAGATGAAGGTAATATGATTTATATCTTTGATTTAGGTATTAGTGGTGCTCAAGCACAAGCTGAAGTTTTTGCATATCTTAATACAGAGAATGAATTAATGAAAAATGGTAAAGCACCTACACATGAGATGACTATGCGTTGGTTAGAAAAATGTGCAGATAAATGGGAAAAAGATCCAGAGATATTTGCTAATCGCAGAGGTTTTACTTTATTAGATAAACAATCATTAACGAACACTAAAAAGTTAGAAAATAAAAAGAAACATTAAATGCCTTTAACAAAGTTACAATTCAGACCAGGTATTAATAAAGAGCTTACCTCTTATTCTAATGAAGGAGGTTGGAATGATTGTGATAAAGTTAGATTCAGAGCAGGATATCCAGAAAAAATAGGTGGTTGGACAAAAAAAGGAAGTAACTCGTTCCTTGGCACTTGTAGAGCATTACATGCTTGGCAAACTTTAGCACTTGAAAAGTTTATAGGTATAGGAACAAATAAAAAATACTACATAGAAGAGGGAGAAGCGTATTATGACATTACTCCTTTAAGATCTACTACAGCTGCCGGTGATGTAACTTTTTCTGCTTCTAATGGATCTTCAACAATTACAGTTACGGATACGAGTCATGGTGCGATTGTAGGTGATTTTGTTACATTTAGCGGAGCTGTTACTTTAGGTGGTAATATTACAGCCAATGTTCTTAATCAAGAATACAAAGTTAATTCCGTAACTGATAATAACACTTATACTATTTTGGCCAGAGAGGTATCTAGTTTAGGCACTATTACTGTAGATGGATCTTATACTCCCACACAAGTAAATGCTAACTCCTCTGATACAGGTAATGGTGGTAGTTCTGTTGTAGGAAAGTATCAAATTAATCAAGGATTAGATACTGGTGTTGGAGGAAATGGTTGGGGAGCAGGTACTTGGGGTCGATTAACTTGGGGAAGTGGAGCTACAATTACTACAACAGGTGTTTTACGTTTGTGGTCACATGATAATTTTGGTGAAGACCTGTTAATGAATGTTAGAAATGCAGGTATTTATTATTGGGATAAAACAAATGGTTTAACCGTAAGGGCAGTTGAATTAAACACTTTGACTAATTCAGATCTTGCTCCAACGATTGCTACACAAGTTTTAGTTTCTGACAGAGATAGACACGTTCTTGCTTTTGGGTGTGATCCAGAATCAAATATAGGTACACAAGATCCACTGCTTATACGTTTTTCGAGTCAAGAGTCTTTAACTGATTGGAGAACAACAGCAACTAATACAGCAGGTGAATTAAGACTTGGTTCTGGTTCAGAAATTGTTTGTGCAATAGAAACTCGTCAGCAAGTTTTAGTTTTTACAGACACTTCTCTTTATACATTGCAGTTTTTAGGACCACCTATTACATTTGGAGTGCAACTTATTTCAGAAAATCTTTCTATTCGTAGTCCTCAAGCAGCTATTGCAGTTGAAGATACAGTTTTTTGGATGGGTTTTAATGAGTTTTATATTTACACAGGTTCTGTACAAAAACTACCCTGCACAGTAAAAGATTTTGTATTTGGTGATTTAAACAAAGAACAATCTCAAAAAGTATTTGCATCTGCTAATGCAGGTTTTTCAGAGATATGGTGGTTTTATCCTTCTTCTGATTCAACTGAAATAAATAAGTATGTTATATTCAATTACGAACAAAAAGTTTGGTACGTTGGTTCTTTAACCAGAACGGCATGGATGGATAGAGGAGTTAATGAACTTCCTATTGCTGCGAATACGGATGGATATTTATATAATCATGAAACAGGTGACGATGATGGAAGCACAAATCCTGTTACAGCGATTGCTGCTCATATTGAATCTAGTCAAATAGACATAGGAGATGGAGATAAATTTACTTTTATCAATCGTGTTATTCCTGACATAACATTTAGAAATTCTGCTATTGGTGCTCAAGCTACATTAACTGTTAAAACAAGAAATGCTCCTGGTGGTAATTATTTACAAACAGAAGATTCAACGATAGAAAAATCTGCTACTGTACCAGTAGAACAATTTACACAAGATGCTAGAGTAAGGTTAAGAGGACGAAGTTTTGCATTAAGAGTTTCTTCTTCTAACACAGGTGTTGGATGGAGATTAGGTTCACCAAGAGTTGATATTAGGCCGGATGGGAGAAGGTAATGTCTAGAAATTTAGTATTACCCTTTTTTCCAATACCACCGGGTCAGTATGATCAACAATATTTTACTACTTTAGTTCGTAACTTTGCAGTATATCTTGATCAAATACAAAATCCTGGTGAGGGTAGAGCTTCAACTTTTGTTTTAACGGATTTACAAAACGATAATCAAGGACTAGAAATAGGTGGACTTTTTAATCATGGAGGCTTTGTAAAAATAACAGAAGCCAATACTCCACACGTGGGAACAAATGTAGGAACAACAGCGGTAGGAAGTGTAACTGTAACAACAACATAAAAGATATGGTAATTTTTAAAATTATTTGCTATTATGTTATAAGGAGATAAAATGTCAAATATATTACAAACAATAGGTACGATTGTTGGTCTTGTTACAGGAGGTCCAAAAGGTGCGGCTCTTGGTTCAGGACTTGGTACATTATTAAGTGGTGGAAGTTTTAAAGATGCACTAACAAGTGGCGTTGGAAGTTTGTTTGCAACAAATCCACAATTGAATATGGCAACTCAAATGTTAAGTTTTGGTAGGGATAGTTCTCCTAGTGGTAGAGGTAATCAATTATTAAAAATGGCAACTCAAGCTAGAGATACTAGTCCAGCTAGTAAATTTTTTCAACAAGCAGGAATGGCTCAACCAAGTCAAGCATTTGGTATTCCCGGTATATTCAATGCTTTGATATCTCAAGAAACAGATAATCCTTTAAACGCTCTAGTTTCTGCTGCCTTACTTAATCAAATGACTAAAAATAAAAATCCTTTTAGTGCTATGGAACAAAGACAATATGAAACAGGAGAGAGAGTGCCTGACTATAGAGGAACTCCAGTGCCTGATTTTAGATATCCTAGTAGAATTGTAGGAGCTGCTCAAGGTGGAATGATACGAGGTCCGGGAACCGGAAAGAGTGATTCGATACCCGCTGCTATCTATCAAAATGGGGGTAGGGTTCAAGAAGCTCGCCTCTCGGACGGAGAGTTTGTAATGACAGCTGACGCTGTTAAAGGAGCAGGTGGTGGAGATAGGGCCAAAGGTGCAGCTAAAATGTATAGAATGATGAATCAATTTGAGAGGAGAGCTTAATGTCTACTGTACAAAAAACTATGCAACTCCAACCGGAGTACATAGAAAAATTCATAAAAGACATTCTAGCAAACATTTATCAAGTTGATGAAGAAACAGGTGAAGTTACTGGTATCGCTGCCACTTCTCCTCTTTTTGGTATTCCTCAATTTAATGAAGACGGAACTCCTATTTATAAACAAATACCAAAGTTGGATGCTGATGGTAATGTTATGCGAGATGCTGATGGTAATGTTATTACAGAAGACGAGACAGACATCTATGGTAATCCTATCCAAGAGGTAGAGGGTGGTGTTGCACCACCAGATATTATGAGTTTTACAGATCCACAGCTTCGAGCGATGGAAATGTTAACGGGTCAGTATGATGCAGATGGTAATTTAATAAAAGGAACTGAAGGAACAGGTGTAGCTGATCCTTATTTTGGAAAAGCTCAAGACATGTTTAATCTTGGTCTTGGAGCTTTTCAACAAGCTATAGGAACTCCTATGTTTGATGCAGAAGGTCAACCTGTTTATCAAAAAGATGCAGAAGGTAATGTTATTTATGATGCAGATGGTAATCCTGTCCAACAAATGTCTGGTGGTTTTGCTGGACCAGAGGGATATAAACAATTTTACAACCCATACGTAGAAAAAGTTATTGATACTACTCAAGCAGATATTCAAAGAGCAGGAGACATTCAAGGCATTGGACAAAGAGCACAGATGGTAGCTTCTGGAGCTTTTGGAGGTTCCCGTCAAGCTGTAACTGAACAAGAAGTTCAAAGAAATGTTGAAGCACAAAAAGCTAAAACTGGTGGTGAACTAAGATCAAGAGCTTTCGAGAATGCTGTTAAGATGGGTCAGAATGCAGCAAACTTATTTGGTACTTTAGGTCAAGGCATTGGATCATTAGCTACACAACAAGGTGCGTTAGGTGAATCAGCACAAGCATCTTTCTTAAAAGACGTTAATGCTTTATTTAATGTAGGCACATTAGAGCAACAACAGCTACAAGCACAGTATGATGTGGATAGAGCAGCACAACTAGAGGAAGCTTATGAACCATTCGCAAGGTTTGGATTTATGAGAGATATTGTATCTGGCTTACCTTCTGGTGTTACAGGAGCCGCTGCTGCTTATCAACCTACTTTAAATCCAATAGGTAATATATTTAGTACGGCAGGTAACATTTATAAAAGTCCTAGTCTTGGAGAGGTAAAAAATACTAGTGGAGCTACATAATATGAAAGGAATACAGAATCTTTCTATAACTTTTGTAAATGACAATAACCGTTCTGCTAGAAATAAATTATCTAGCATGGGTGGTATCATGTCTTCTTCTGAAGAACTTATAAAAGAAGCACAGAAAGCCATGCCTGTAATCAAAGATATTGTGCAAGCTGTAGACTCACCAGAACCTGCACAAAATTATTTTCTTGGTGGAGCGGTAAAAGCCGGTTTAAATTTTGCACCTAATTTAGCAAGTAATGTAATGGCGAAAGGTTTAAATCCTTTGAATTTAATTACAAGAGCTAAACCAGGTATGACTACTCCTAAAGATGGAATTTTTCCAACAAAACTTGAAAAGTTTATAGGAACTGAAAAATTTAGAACAATGAATAAACCAACCATTAAAGCTGATGGCACAGTTGATATTACTAAACCAGCACAAGCTTTTAAATCTGATATGTTAAAAAAGTTTGGTACTCTTACTGCAGCAAAACAAGCTTTAGATGATACTTTAAAAGATATAGAAGAAACTGAAAAAAATGATGACAGTGAGGATAAAAAAGATACAAGAGACAAAATAGAGGACGTTACTAATAAAAGTATAGAAAAGAATTACGAAGACTCGATTGGACCTATTCCAAAAGGCATGACAGTTGGTGAATTAACTAGAGAGTATATAAGAGTAGCAAAGAATACAGCTATAGCAGATCCTGGTAGTTTTGCAGAAAGATTTGGTAAAAAAATCTTACAAGGAATAGCAGTAGATTTATCAACAAGAGGAACAGGAAGCAAGAGATCTGGTACTTCTCCTAGAGAAGATAGATCAGATGCTATAAGAGAATTTGCAGAAAAGTTAATAACACAAGGTCTTCCTGCAGATCAAGCTATGCAAGAAGCCAAAAGATTAATTGGACCTTTATATCCAACAGGAGGAGGTACTCCTAGCGATACTAGCACTGATGATTCTAATATTAAACTAACAAAAGACCAACAAGCATTAGTTGAATTGGCTAAAAAAGAAATTGCATCTGGAAGAGATCCTGATGCAGTTAAAAAAGTGTTAATTGAAAGAGGTATTCCTGCAGGAGTTGTTTAACAGTGGACAATCCTTTTAAAGATCTCCCTATGGTTTCGGACAATCCTTTTAAAGATCTCCCTATGGTCTCTGATAATACGTCAGAGGGAGTAGTTCAAGAGTTTGCAGAAGGAGTAGCTTCTGGTTTATCAAAAATACCACAAGGCATTCTAGAAACAGCTGCTTTAGTTCCAGATTATTTTGGTGGTACAGATTACGCCTCAGATATTACCGAAGCATTTGAAGAAGGCAGAGCAAACCTTGGTATAGATCCAGAAGGATTAGCAGGTGCAATAGGTGAAGTTGGTTCACAGTTTGTTATACCCGGTTTAGCAGCAGCTAGACTTGTTGGTGCAGCTAGTAAAGCAGGAAGAGTAGGAACTTTTGCAAAACAATTAGGAGCAGCGGCAACTACAGATGCGGTGGTTGCTACCAACGATACGACTACACTAGGAGATTTTTTTGAAGGTGGTCCAACAGCTACGCAAGAAGACATTGGATTACAAGGAGATGAAGAAGCATCTAGAAGACTTTTAAATAAACTAAGAGTTGGTGCTGAAGGTGGACTAGGACTTATCGCTGCACCTTTTATAGCAAAAGGAATAGGAGAAGCAGGTTCAGCTGTCATTGATACAGTAGGAGAAATACCCGGTATAACTCAAGCTGCTCGTGCTGTTAAGGAGGGAGGAGCAAAAATTGGTGACTATCTTAAAACAGTAGAAGATAAAGTTAGGTTTGATGAATCTAATGTTTTTGAAAATGCTCTTGGAAATACATTAAGTTATTTAAGATATAGAGGTGTTCTTCCTCAAGAAATAGGGGAAGCTAAATCTTTAGTCGAAGGATTTGTTGAAGCAGAAGCTAAAGGTGCTAAACAAATTATAGATAGATTAGATAAGAACTTAACTAAGATTGTAGATCAAGGTCTTCGAGCCACAGATGGAGGAACTCCTCTGACTAGAAAAGATATGCTTAATAATATAGATAAGTATTTAACAACAGATGCTTTAGGAAAAGAGCAAGCTCTTAAATCCATTCCTAAAATTTTACATGATGATATAAATTTAATGAGAGGACAAATTGATTCTCTAAGTGAAAAAATTATGGACAGTGATTTCATAAAGAAAAATGATTTTGTTCCAGTAAAAGAAACTAAAAAAAGTTTAAAAGAAACTATTCGCTCGAACCTTGGTTCTTACATGCGTAAGCGTTATCAAGTTTTTGAAGATGCTGATTACACTCCAAGCGAACAAGTAATTAGAATAGCAAGACAAGGATTCAAAGGAGATAGAGAAGCTGTTCAGGAAATATTAAAAAGACCTATTGATGGTCCTGTAACAGATGAATTAGCACAAGAAGCAACGGATAGATTTTTAAGGAAATATAAACGTCATAGAAAAAGTAGAAATGAACTTGTAGGTAGGACACCAGAATTAAAACTAAATCCTGGATTATTTGTTGAACGTAAAAATTTAAGAAAATATCAAGAAGCTTTGTTAGGAAAGATTGATGATCCCTTAGAAAACTATGTAGCTACAGTAGCAGATCTAGCAGAGTTTTCAGCTGTTGATAATTATTTTGGTAAGATAAGAAAGCTTGCCGATACCAATCCCGGTTTATCTAAACTATTTAAATCAACTGAAGGAATGGACGATGCTACCAAGGCTGATTTAGAAAAAGATGGTTATACAATTTTGGGTGGGTCAAGGGGATCTAGTGCAGCAAAAGGAGAACCAGATGATATAACAACTTCTGGTTGGGGATCTTTGTATGGATATGCTGTGCCTGATAGAGTTTACAAAGATCTAACAAGACTTGTCATTGGTGATTTAGGTATATTTAATCCTGCACGTTCTTTATATGATACGTTTTTAAGAGGAAAAGGTTTTGTTCAATATGGAAAAACTGTTTTATCTCCTATTACACAAATAAGGAACGTATCTACTGCAGCTGCCTTTGCCATGATGCAAGGTAATGTAGGAAGAGGAGCCAATCTTTTTGAATCAATGAGACTTGTTTATGATAACATTCTTAGTAAACCAAACTCATTAGAAGAACTTCAAAAGCTACAAAGACTAGGTGTTATTAATAGTCAAGCAGAATTAAAAGAACTTCAATCTTTAATTAGAAAAGGACTTGGATACTCGGAGGAAGCTATCATTGATGGAATGGCAACCACTAGAAAGTTTGGACATTGGAGTACCGATAACCCTATAGGAAGGTTTATTAAAGGAGTAGGTACAAAAGCTGAAGACTTGTATCAAGGTGGTGATGATATATGGAAGATATATAACTTTGAATTTGAAAAAAGTAAGTTAGCCAATGCTTTAAATAAAATGAATCCAGAAGAAAAAGTTTCTTTCATACGTAGGAAGTCTGGAAGAAATTTAAATGTAAATGATTTCTTGGATGATGAGGCTGCAAGAATTGTAAGGAACACAGTTCCAAACTATAATCTAGCACCAGAAGTTATAAAGGCATTAAGAAAACTACCCATTGGTAACTTCATAGCTTTTCCATATGAGATATTAAGAACAAGTGGAAACACAATCGCTAGAGGTATTGATGAACTTGCAGATCCCAATGTTGAAATACAAAAGATTGGATTAAGAAGATTAACAGGTGTTTTGTCTACTTCTGTTGTCTTACCGGCAACATTAAGTAAACTTGGCCATGAGTTTTCTGGAGTTACAGAAGATGAAATGAAAGCGTTACAAAGATCTGGTGTTCCTCCTTGGGAAAAAAATGCAAGGTTAATTCCCACTGGACGTAACGAAGATGGAACACCAAAGTATGTAAATTTTAGTTACTCAAATCCTTATGATATAATAGAAAAAACAGTTATTGCTGCACTAAATAAGTTTGACGAAGGACAAAAGCTAGGTAAATCTGGAGCAAGAATTACAGCTGAAGCTGGTTTAGAATCCTTGTCAGAAGTCTTTAGTCCTTTTCTAGAAGAGTCTATAGCAGCTGCAAAAATTAGAGATGTTCTACCAGGAGCTTTTGGAAGAGGTGGTAGAACTTCAACTGGTGCAAAGGTTTATGATCTAGATAACGATAGTGCAGGTAGAATATTTGGTAATAGTTTTGCTCATGTAATGGATGCTCTTATACCTAGTCTTGTTCCCATTGATGTTAGGAGCGGTGAGTTTCAACCAAGTAGATTCGCCAGATCTGTTATAAGTTCTTTAGATTTAAATGAAGAACTTAACATATCAGAAAAAGATTACAGAGGATTAGAAAGAGATTTAAGTGAGGAACTGTTTAGAGCATTTAGTGGTATAACAGAATCAGAAGGAACACTAGATAAAAACCTAACATTTAAAGGCTATGAGTTTGCTTCTGGAAGAAGTGCTACATCTAGTAAATTTAATAGAGAACTTAGAAAACCCAACACAACAAGACAAGATTTACTGAATACATTCATAGAGGCAAATGAAGATAGGTTTAGAGTATATAATAAATTTTATGCTGTTATTAATGATTACAGAACATTAGGTTTTTCTGATGCAAAGATTAGAAAAATATTAAAAGACGCAAATGTTTCTGGATACAAAGAGTTAATGCAAGGAAGATATCCTCCACTACCTTTTCCTAAAGGTGATAAACTTAGAGATATGAGAGAGAATGGAACATTAGATTTATTACCAAGACAAGAGATTATGTCTTATATACAAGGTCAAAGAGATAGAAAATATGGGCAACAAAAAACTACAACTTTTGATACGAATCCTTTTGAAGATCTTCCAATGATACAAGACAACCCTTTTAAAGATCTTCCAATGATAAATCAATCAAGTATCCCGGCTCCTGCTCCTGCTCCTGTTAACATGAACCTTGCATCTATGAACGTGCCACCAGGACCAGTTGATCCTAACTTGTTAGGTAATAATCCAGCAAACATAGCTCTTGCACAAAGGTTAGGTAGAACCTAGTGCTTTGTTTCCATGCGGATGCCATGACCACCTAGCATTTGAATTAAATCATCAGCCGATTCTTTTACAGCTTCCATTGCTGATTCATCTTCTAATGCAGATGCAACCGCTAAACTTACACCTATAAAATTCATAAGAGCATCTATCTGCATAGGGTGCATATCACTTAACTTAGATATTTTTTTGCTATTGCTATAATAAAGTTTCTTATTAATGTTTCCTCTATATTTCATTAGTCTACCTCTCCCCAGTTATTTGCTAAAACGTCATCCACTTTAGATGGAACTTTTAATATGTCATTCAATCCATTCTCCATAATATCTTTGATTGTATCAGATTGTTCTTTATTTTGCACAGAAAAACAAAGTTCATCATGCACTGTTAGCATAGGAACAAGACCTGCTTTGTAACAATCAGACATGGCTTTCTTTGTTTGATCTGCAGCTGAACCTTGTATCAGTTTATTCAAAGCTTTGTAAGTAAAGGCTCTCCTTAATGGTGGTCCGTAATCCTCCATTGCTTTATCCAAAGGTAAAGGTTTGTTATATGCAAAAGTCTTTGGTTCCCACAAGTGAAAGTGGCAACGTCTACCTAGTAAGGTACGAATCACACCATGCTTCAATGCTTGCCTGGATGCTAGATCTGCTAGATCTTTTACAAAAGGAACTTTAGATTTATGTGTTTCTAAAATTTCAGATGCTTCATCTAAAGATACACCAAGTTGATTTGCTAGTTTACCCTTACCCATGCCATACATAATACCAAGGTTCACAGTCTTCGCTTCTTTCCTACTAATACCAGCAAAGTCTGCCACCATCTGGTGCAAATCTACATCACCATTATGATATTCTTCTACAATCCCATCTACCATTTCATGTTTAGATGATCCAATACTAGCTGCGAAATGTACCAAGAGCCTTGGTTCTTGGCTTGAGTAGTCAAAGGATCCCCACTTGGTTCTTTCTTCTGGTAAAAATAATCCTCGAACCATCTTCTTTATCTCTGGATCTCTTGCTGGAATCTGCTGCAGATTAGGATTAGATGAAGAGAACCTACCAGTTACAGTGCCACCATCATCACTTCGTAATTGGTGAAACTCTGCATGAATACGTCCTTTATGTGCATGAGTTTTAATTGTATTGATAAATGTGGATCCTGCCTTATCAAATTCTCTAAGCTTTACAATCGCTTGACATACTTCATGCGGATGATTGGCAAGGAATTGTTTGGTAAAAGAAGGAGCACCGGCCTCTGTCTTTGGATATTTTAAGTCCAACTTTTCAAACACTCTCTTAACGCATTCACTTGCCCAAGGTTTGATATTAATAGATGTTTTAGATTTGATCCATTTTGTTAATTCATCTACCTTTTTCTTTAATGACTTGTCTATCTGATCTGCTTTATCGAGATCCACTCGAACACCATTTGTTCTCATGTCTAGCATAGTAGGTATAAGACTAGTTTCTAACTTCCAGATATTCCATAAGTCTTGTTTCTCTAGTTCTAACTTTAACCTCTCCCAAAGTTTTAAAGTCATCAAAGCATCTTGTTCTGCGTATGCACCAACCTCAGTTGGTGGAAGGACGTACATCTGTGCTTTTGGATCTACTCCCCAATCTTTTGCAGTAGCACGTAATAACTTTTCATTCTTACGCATGTCAATCCAATCTCTACCTAAATTATCCAAGCTATAAGAAAATCTATTCTCATCAACAACAGCACCCGTTATCATGGTGTCGATTATTCTACCTTGTACCTCGATACCTTCGGCACGTAACCAACCCAAATCATAGGTAGCATTGTGCATAATCTTATCTATATGAGGTGTTTCCATTTGTTTCTTAAACCAACGCAATGTAATCTTTGGATCTAGGTTGTGTCCATTCTCATGTCGGATAGGAAAATATCCATAGTAATCACCAGCTGCAACTGCTATGCCTACGATAAAACCATCTTTTCTTGGCCATCCGGGACCAAAGGTTTTAATGTTAGGATCACATGTTTCTAAGTCCACAGCTATTTGTTTATACTTTGTAAGGTCTGGAAATTCAGTTGGTATATTCCAAGGTTTATCTATTACATCAGCATCATATCTGTGGTAAAAATCAATAGTGCTTTTATCTTTTCTATCCCTCACCATAGTCACCCTCAAACTTTTTAGGTTTGTCTTGTAGTTCACCACCAAGTCCTGCATATCCACAAATGTCTATCCATGAATCTTCTTTATCTTCATGCACAAGACGAGCTAACTTCATAGCGATCATGCAAAGATAAACTTGTTTGACAGTAACTTCGTGACCAAAAACAACAGACCAAATGTCAGCTATTCTTTTATGATTTGTATAAGCTGGACCATAATCTTTTGCTCTGTCACCATTAATAAGTTTCTCTGCTTGTTTTAATATATCTTCTCTTTTCATATTATGTACCTGTATTTTTTATCTGATTCTATTAAGTATAAGTTTTGTTTTGCTCGAGTAACTGCTACGTAGAATACTCTATGCTCGTCTTCTGGATTCTTACCTTCCATGCAAGCTTGTGTAGATCCTAAGTATACAGCAACGTTATCATCCTCTCCTCCTTTCATGGCGTGGATAGTGGATAGTTTAATACGAGGATTACTTTCAATAGATTCCCCTCTTCTTTCAATAGCAGCTATGTATAACTTCTCATCCATGCTTAGTCTTGCTATGTCTTTTGCATCTCGATCCAGAGGAGCCAACATACCAAAGTCTTTAACTAACTCTTGATAATTAACTTCTGCATCTGGTGGTAACATATCAAGCAAAGCAGTAGAACCTCTTTGCACAACTGCATTATGTTTTGTTTTTGGAACACCTTTGTAAAAAATCTTAATGGTATCTAAAGGTAAAGCATATCCTTTTTGTAGATCTTTCCATATAGCCATGACTTCTATGTGTTCTTGTTTAATAGATGTTCGTCCTTTCAAAGAATAAAAATATCCCCAGGATCTAAGTTCCTCTGCAATATCGTTTACAAAACTATTTGTTCTAGCCATGATGGTCCACGAACCTTGATCCAAAGGTAGATCTGAAACTCGCCACACCCAATCAACTCTTCCTTCCTCTTCCCTTGGATAAAACTCTTTTGGTATTCTATTAGGTATACGTCTGGATATGCGTTCAGCCAACGCCCAAACGCTACGTGGTAGGCGATATGATTTATTAAGTACTTTCACACGATCAGAAGAATCCACGAACCTCTGGACGTTTACGCCTGTCCACCGGTGAATTGCTTGATCATCATCTCCAGCAATAATAATCTCCTCTGCATTCTCGGACATTTTTTCTACCATTGTCCATTGCAGTGGAGTAAGATCTTGTGCCTCATCCACAATCAACAGATCAAGATAAGGAGCTTCTACACTCTCTATATATTTAGAAATCATGTCAGAAAAATCTAGCTTATTGAATTTACTTTTGTAGAGGACAAGAGTTCTATCAATCTGATCTAGTTTTTCAAAGTGTAAACTGTAATCTCCTTGCATGTTATATTCTTGAGAAAGTGAAACCTCTCTATACTTCGATCTCATTATTGTTTGTAGATACTTAGCACCCGACCCACCAATAGTAGGAATACTAATACCATCATCCATTGACGTTGCATCTGTTCCTTCAAAGTCTACACCAAGCATATCACTCAATGCTCTATAGTCTTGCTTTCCCATAACATCAGATGAATCTAAACCAAGACCATGAAACCCGGTAGCATGTAATGTTCTGAAATGTGGGAAGTCATCCTTAGTAAGATTAAATTCTGAACACGCTCTGTCGATAAACTCTCTGATTGCTTTAGTTGTAAATGAAACAACACCAATACGAGAAGGACTTATTCCATGAGCAAGAGCATTCTTTACCTCTTGAATTAAAGAGTAAGTCTTTCCACAACCAGGTGGTCCTAGTATTAATTTACTATTCTTTATCATTCAAATAAACTTCTAGTTCTCTTTTCTTCTAACCATTTCTCAATGTCCTCTCGAATCCATCTAGCTGACATTCTTTTTGTATTGTCATCACCAAACTTAATTGGCTTTGGAAAACGTTCTTCCTTCACCCATTTGTATATGGC